CGAACGCAAAGGCGGCATTCGTCGGAAACAGCGCCGATATGTCGACGCCGCCGGTATTTGTCGCCGGGTTGGCGGTGCCTGATTGATTCCAATTGCCGCCGTTGCGGCGTACCCAACCCCGCGCGTTTACGAGATCGATAGCAAAGCAGGCAATGTCCCCACTGGCAAAGACGCCGAGTCCTATTGCCTGAGAAGTGCCGTTAAAATAAACGCTGCCGCTGTTAAAGCATTGGAACCCGAGCGACGATCCCCAAACGGAGCCGAGCGCCGCCGATGCCGGGACAATCCCATATCCGGTATTGTTTGCAACAACCGCGGGAAGCTCAAAATAGGTTTTGCCCGAGGTCTTAGAGGTTGTTGATCGAACCGCGGCGGCCGTGCCGCTTGTTAGTGTTGCAACGCGGTTATCAGGCGACAGCGATACATTCGCCGAACAATCGGCCGGGTTCCATGTCGTCATGTTTCGACTTTAACGCCCGCCTGCGCCGCGTCGAGCGCCGCCTTAGTCCATGCGACGCTGCCGTTCGGGTTGAGCTCGAAATGGCTCGTCATCCAACCGTATGAAAGGCCGGGCGCGAGCGCCGTCCCGCCGGTTCCGGCGCTGTCGGTCGCGCCGCTCTTGAGGCGCACGCTCGCGGTCTTTGCGCCGGCATCGCTCTTTGCAATGCTCGCCTTGACGGCGACGCCGTATATCGCCGCGGGCACTGTCGACAGCGCCGGGAAGTTGAATAAATCCTCGTGTCCCGCGGTCGCGTCATAAAGGAAACTATTGTTTCCCTGCGTCGGCTGTTGGGATACTTCGTAAAAATTGGCCGGCGTGGCGAGGGTGACACTTCCCCAAATCAAGGCTGATGTGCTCGCTCCGCTTGTCGGCGCGGTGCCGGGCGCGCCCGAGGCAAAGGTCGCCGTCCCGACACGATCCGATGAACTGCCGTCATTCTGCGAAAAGAGGTTGCTGGGGTTGCTATCGACCATCAGCCCGAGCCAATACTGCGTGCCTGCCGTCAATGATTGCGGCGTCGTCAGCGGCATTGTGACGGGGCCGACGGCCGTTCCGACTACCGTTGCGCCCGCGCTCATCAGCGTGCCGGGATTGCCCGCGCTGTCGGTATAAACCATCGGGCGAAGGTTTACGGTTGCGCTGGCTCCATTGCAGGTGAAACAAACCGAATTTAACGTCATGTTGCGAGTTGGCGTAAACGGCCGCACGCGCCACTGATTTGCGACCGGCGATACGCTGCCGGTAGTCCGCGGGACACTCGTTCCCAGGATTGCCGCGCCGGCCGCGAATTGAACCGCGCCGTCGCTGTTGGGGAATTGGGTTTCGATCCGCGGGCTGGTCAATAGCGGCGCGTTATTTGTGGTGCCGCTCGTGTCGAATACATACAGATCATCTATTATAAGGTTCGCTGAAGTGCCTTGCGTGATTGAAAAACCGTTTGCGGTATTGTTCGCCGATTGGGTTGTGTCGCCAGTTCCCGAAAGGATACTTACGCCGTCGAGAAATATCTGATAATTCGCTGCGTTTCCGAATGAAATGTCATACTCAAGTTGGTGCACGCTGTTTGCGGTTACGGCGACGGTCGAGGTTCCTAGTGCCGTGCCGTTAACGCTGCTGTTACGAAGGCTGATTGTGCCGGTGACGGCATTTATAGTAATAACGCATTGTTGTGTCCCGGCATCGGTGAAGGCTAATCCGGTATTGCTGCTTACAAGACTTGCGGCAAAACGAAAACCGCCGATTAGGCGGCCATAACTCGCCGGGAGCGTTTTTGCGAGTCCAGTACCAGAGGCAACGAAAGCGTACGCTTGCCCGGTCGCACTGAGCGGCGCCACGATCTGAACTTGAGTAGCGACGGTTTGGTACTCTGCCTGCAGCAGAGCTTGTAGGGCGGTGCCGTTGTTATTGATTCCGCCGTACTTATCATAGCCGTCCATAAAGAGCAGCATTGGCTTACGTCTCGCCGAGCAAGGTTGAATAAAAATTCGCGAGCGTGGCGTCGGCGGTGCTCGGGCCGATCAGCCGCAATACGTCGCCGGTTGCCATTGCTTTTGCGGTGCCGCCGACGGTCGCGAATGTCGGCGTCGCCGAGCCGGCCGCGAAAGTTATGGTGCCGATCTGCGCGAATGTGCCGGGGCTCGCGGCGAGCGCCCGATCTACCGAGATCACGGTTGAGCCCGTCGCCGCCGCGGTCGCGCCGGCAACGCTGCCGACGAGGTTTGCGGGCAACGTCACGGCCCGCGGGAGCTTGTGCATCCCGAGCAATTGGCTGGCGCCGAGCACGCCGCCGACATACGAAAACCCGATGCTGTACGGAACGAGTCCGATCAGCACGCCGTCGAGCTCCCAGGCGCCGATTGCATTGGTGACGATCCACGCCGCGGCGGCGTGCGCCTCAAGCTGCAGGTAGCCAAACGGCGTATTGCACCGCACATAGCTGCCCGAGCTCGCGCCGAACTTGATCTGGTCGGTGCCGGCGGCACTGGCGCGCAGGTAGTGCAGATCGGTGCAGGCGAAACCGTATTGCAGGCCGTTTGCGGCGGCCGGCAAGGTCACGATTACGTCAGCCGGCGCCGCCAGGTTATTAAAATGAATTCCGGTATCCGCGGCCGTCGCGGTGTAATTGGCGATGACCGATTGCGTGCGGAACCCGGCGCCGATCAGCGTTAATACGTCGGCAACGCTGAGATCGAGGGCGGCGCCGGTCGCGCCGGTATTGTTGCCCTTGATCGTGCGCGCCGGCATCGTCGCGAGCTTGGCATTCGAGACGGTGCCGGGTGCAATTGTCGTCGCCTGCGTGCCGCCGCCCGGCCCGGCCGTAACGTCGCCGGTCAATTGCGTCATGCCCGAGGCCGCGGCGCCTGCGATCAGGTGCCAGGCGCCGGCTATCCATGCGTAGGTGTTGCCGGTGTCACTCTCGGCGAATAGCGCGGTGCCGCCGACCGGGACATTCGCGGCCGCCGGCCGGTCGGCGTGCAATCCCTCGCCGAGATAGTCGAGAATGATAGTGCTGGCCGCCATCAGATCGGGACTCCGATATATTGCCCGCGGGCGTCGCTGATCGCGACCGGCCCGGGGAGCTCGCCGGTCACGAGCGGCAGCATGTAGACTCCCGTCCCGCCGCCGCCGCCGCTCCCGCCGCCGCCGTGCACGCCCGCGCCGCGCAGCGTGTAGGGATAGGCGATGCAATCGGCGATATCCTCTAGCTGCGCGCCCAAGGTGTTGAATGACGGGAATTTGAAATAGACCGTCTTGCCGCGAAGGCTGATCGGGAATTCGTAATTGTACGGATTCTGGATCCAGGCGAATTGACTGCCGGCCGGGTGATCGGCGGTAACGGTCGCGCGCGTGCCGCGGCGAATATACGTGTCGAGATCGTAGGCGTTCGGCCCGGTCAACGTGGCGTTCGAGTAGGCGATGAGCTCGCCGTCGCAATAGGCGAGCGTCTGCAGCATGAAATCGGCGTCGGCGGCGGTGCCGCTGAGGATCTGGCCGCGGCTCATCGATAGATCTACCGACAGCGTGTTGACCGTATCCGGGTCGCTGCCGGCCGGGAAAGGCGCCGTGAGCACGCCCTGAGAGGCGCCAGCGACGAGAAGCCCGACCATGCTGTACGTCGTGTCGTCGAGCGAAACATGCACTTGGGCGCCGCCCCAGAACTCGCCGCCGCTGCCGATGATCCAGAGCTCGGAGGTGTTGCCGGCCAAGTCGGGATCGGGCTCGAAGATCACGGGCGGGTTGATCGGGCCGGGAAGCTGCGACAGCACGCCACTGAGGCCGGCGCCGCTCGAAGTGTCATTGGGCAGCGGCCAGGCGGTGCCTACGCCCGTCGGCTGGATATCGGGCAGCGGATCGGGCGGCGGGGGATAGGGCGGCCGGGTCGGGACGAAATTGCTCACGAGTGCACCGGGACGGTGACGGTAGCCAGCAATTTGCGATAGACCGGCCCGTTGACATAAATAGCCGCGTCGCGCCCGAGCGACTCGACGCTAAACACTTGCTGCGCGTCGTTGCTCGGCTCGTAAAACGCCGAGCCGCTCGGCGGCGGGTCGTCCGCGTCATGCAATATGCAAGTGCCGACGTAGAATTGCCGCGCGATCTGAGTTGCGACGGTGTACTCGAACACGCGAATTCGATCATAGATCGGCCGCGGATAGGGATTGCCGGCATCGCCGCGGTGCTGCGCGTCGGCGCGGCCGAGCATAAAAAAAATGATCCAATAGAGCCCGTCGCCGCGGTTTATGGTTGTCGCCTTCACCGAATAGCAGTCGGTGCCGCCGGGCGTGTCGTCGCTCAAATAGGTGTATTCGTCGGTGAAGGGGATTACCGCCGCGCCGCTCTCGTCCTGCCAATTGGCATTGTCGACGGTGTAACCGCCGGTCGGCCGGCCATGATAGCTGGTGCCGGGGAACGTTGCTCCCGAGAGCGCGGCGTAATCGAGATCGCCGAGCGCGATCCGCACGATGCAGCCGGTCGGGTTGGCCGGGCCGATGACGTTGGCCCATTCCGGCGGCTCTTGAGACGAGCCCGATAGGAATTGCTCAATCGTCGCGCGGTTGGCGTAAATGTAGAGATTGACTTTGCCCTCGGGCGCCGGAAGTAAGAAACCCCAATCGTTGCTTTGGTTGCCGGCGTTAGCCGCAAATAGGTAGGCGCCGAATCCGGTGTTGCTCGTGCTGTTGCTGCCGACGGGGTAAAGGAACGTGTTGGGCACTTGCGCGGCGCCGCCCGATTTGAAACCGTTTACGGACGGCAAAACGCCGATCAGCGCATTGGTCGAGCCGAGCCCGCCGTATGCCGAAACAAGGATCGGATCGTCCTCTGACAGCGCGCCGAGCATGGTCTGCCCGCCGGTATAAGGCCAGGCGAGGAGCCCGCGGTAATAATGCGCCCCGAGGCAATTAAGCGTCCCGGGTTCGAGCAGCGCCCACCAGAACGCGAAATCGTAGGTCGTGGAATATCGCTGAATGTGAGCAAGCACATATTGCCCGTCGAGAACCGGCCACATCCCGTAATAAAGGGAAACGTTGCCCGCCGTAATCGGCGCCATATCGATCCCGGCGAAAGCGTGTATCTTATCCCACAATTGGGAATAGCTTAGATGCGTCTCGCCGCCGTCCCGGTCGAAGATGCGAATATAATCATACGTCGACTCGACGGGATCGGGCAGATAGTAGCGGCCGGCTGCGTCGAGCGCAGACGGCGTTCGCGCGTGCAGATCGGCGAGCACCGGCATCGCCTGGCGCCAGAGCAGGATATTCGCGCAGGCGGTGCGCACTACCGGCGGCGCCCGCTCAATCTTTATTTCCTCGGCCTCAATCGTCAGATCGCCGTTTTCGTTCTCCTCGATTGAGGTTATGCGCACGGCCTGCTCGGCGAGCCCGCATCGCTCGTCCGTCAGCAGCACAATATCCATTGGTTCGAGGAGGGCGAATTGCCAGCCGAGTTGAAAACGGTATGTGTTGCGCGCGTATAGCGCCCGCTGCAGCAACAGGGCGAGCGAGTTTTGCGCCGGGACAACATGGCAAAAGCAATTGCCATTGATGCTGGCCTCGGTGCGCAGCCCGTAGCGGTCAATCGAGCCCTGGTCGAATTGTGCAATAAGGGTTTTGTTGTAATCGTTTGAGCGGTCGAGATACTCGAAGCTCATCCAGTTAGTGGCGTCGGCCGGGTTGCCGCGGGTGATTATAACCGGATCGTCGGCGCCCTCTTGCGGGTCGGCGCTGTCAATGTGCGGATCCCACGGGAGAAAATGGTCATCATTCAGCGAATACCTCGGCGTCAGATCGGGTTTCCATAGGGCGCCGTTACCGCTGATCGTGGCGTCGCCGTAGGGGATGAACTTTAGGGTCGAGCCGCTCCAAACGATTGCGGTGTTTGTCAGCCGGGCGAGCTCGGAGAGCCAGGTTGCGGAGTCGGTTTGGTTTTGCAGCGTGATCGAGATCGCGAATTGCGCCGCCTGGCAATATGTCCCGTAGTTGGCGACAAGATCGGGATCGAGCGCCGCGAGCGGGAAGCCGGCGCCCCAGCGGCTATCCGTCAAAAACGAGCGCACGCAATAGGCCGGGTTTGCGTCCGCGCCAAAGCTCGGCCCGGCCGAGCCCGTTTCAAACCCGGTCACTTCAAACGAGAGGTTGGGCAATACCGGCGACGGCCCGAGATCCATAGGCGTAGCCGTCACGTGGCACGTGCCGCTATAGCCGACGGTCCGGCCGAGGTGCTGGAATACCGGGTCGATAGTCTGCCCGTCGTCGCCGGGATACATGTGCAGCCCGAGCGCGTCAAATCGGGCGGTGCCGGCCGACGCCCACACTTTGGCATAGGGGTAAATTGTCACTGGCCCCTGACACAGCGCGAAATCAACGTCGACGCTGTAATGCGCCGATTTCTTGCCGCCCGCGCCTTTCTTGCCGCCGCCGCCGCCCTTGCCTACGTGGCGCCCCGAGAGCGGCAGCGGGCCGCTCGTCTTGCCTTTCTTGCCGCCGTTCGGGCCGCGGTAGTCGCCGAGATCGATTAGGTTGATTGACTGCCGCGTGGTGCCAAAGATCAGCGGCAGGGCCGACCCTACTTGGCTCGTGTTGTACCGCAGCGAATTGACGTTAGGCTTATTCCAGGCGTTTGTTTCTAAAAAGCTCTTTTGCTCGTGAAGTAGGCTCACGGCTCACCAAACGCCGAAATAAATTTAACCTGGCGGCCCATTAGTTTGCCCTGATCGCCGCGCATACGGATGACGCCATGCCCGGGCGCGGCGTGCAGCATCCAGGGCCAATCGGTCACGAGCCCGGCGTGCGCGAAGATGCGCCCCCATTTGAAGATCGCAACGTCGCCGGGCTCGGGTGTCTCGACGAGGCGGCCATGCGCCAACAGCGCCTCTAGGTACGTTTCGGCGCTCTGGTGCAGCATAAAATCCGGCCTGTAGAACGGGATCTCTTGATGCTCCACCAGGCCGGCGGCCTCGTACACCTCAACCAGAAAAGTTAGGCAATCGACGCCCGCACCGCGCACGCGGCCCATGTGGTGATACGGCGTCCCGATCCACGTTTCGGCCTCGGCGAGCAGGCGGGCGCGCCGCGGGTCGAGCTCGTCGCTCACGGCTCGGCCTCATCGCCGTCGGGCATCGTGGCGGTTTCCTCGAACACGGCCTCGGCGAGCGCCCTGCATTGCTCGTCGGGCGCGTCTTTCATGCGCCACTCCATGAATGCCTGCACCATGCCGATCCATTCCTCGCGGGTCGGGGCCGGATAGCTCATGCGGCACTCTCGGGCGGCGGCACGTAGGGAAAGCCGCCGAATCTCGCCAGGTTGTTAAACGTGTTGGTGCAGGTGTCGAGCGTGTGATCGCAGCCGGGCAGCAGCGAAAACGTGTCGCCCGCTTCAATCGGGAAAATGAAAGGATCGAGCACATACACCGCGCCGCCGGTCAGGCGCGAGATCGTGCGCTGAAAATTGCTGTTGGCGCCGGTCAGCCCGTTGATCGTGCCGCCGTCGTAGAGCGTCGGCGGCGACGGGTTAAACCCGCAATCGATACGGCTCTGCCCGCCGCCTGCGGCGGCTATGTCATGGCGCATTGAGGTGCGGTCGAAGCCACACATAGGGTCGCCGAATATGTGCGTGCAGCCTGCTTGAAATAGCCGCCGCGGCATTTGTGCGGTGAGCAGATCGAGCAGGCTCTTAACGTGCACAATCGAGCGCGTCCGCCCCACTTCCACATCGGCAACCCTGCCGAAAAACCATGCGATTGTGCCGATTGGCACAGAGTTTTCGATCATAAAGCAGCGCCAGAGATCGAGGCTGGCGCCGTCAAAAATCCCGTAATGCAATGCCTGTTGCCAGGTGAGCCCGGCGCCCGACTGCACGAGATCTTGCGGCTCGGCGTAAACCTCAATCTCTAGCTCGTCGACCGAAACGCCTACCTCGTATTTCGTTTTGTTGCGCTTGAGCCGCGGGCCGGCGGGGAAACCAAAGAGCGGCGCGTCGGTTTCCGGCGCGGGCGCACTGAGCGGCAATTGCCAATCGGTGTAACGCAGCACCTCGCCGCCGACGAGGTGAAAGTTGTAAAGGTCGCACACCGAATTGACGTAGGGCGGCCCCCAGAAATCGAGCAGGGCGCGCACCGCATCGGTACAGCGCCGCATCACAGCAACACCGAACGAAAGCGCATTTCGCGCACACTCCAAAGCTGGTGCGCGAAACGCTCAAACTCCTGGCTGTCGTCGATAAAGCGGCAGCGGAAGAAAAACGTAAACGTGGCGCGGATCGTGGCGCCGTCGGGCGGCGCGCTCTCGAATGTAATAACGCCCGTATCGTAATTGACCGTGTAAGCCTCGGTTGCTACGTCGTCGATTGTTACCTCGTTGACGTTCCACGGTGCGGTGACATACTCGGGATAACCGCCGAACAGGTCGCGGCGAAGCTGAAAGTTAAGGTTGCTGCCGTCGCCAAGCCCGAGCGCGATGTTTTCGGCCTGCCAATCGTCGCGATCCAGATAAAAGAACGTGTCTCCGAAAATCTGGATCGTGTTGTAAAACTCCATGAGGTTTCGCAATTCGGAATCGAGCGGGTTTCCGGCGGCGTCGAGCACCGGGAAATCACGCAAGAAATTAAACGTCAATTTGAATTGCCAGATCGGATTTGCATAATCTTGCGTGACGAGCTCGCGGCCCGAAACGCTGCGCTGTATGCGCCGGGCAAACATCGGGGTTTTGAAGCTCGAAAAGGTCAGCCCTTTTGTCAGGCTCGTGCCGATAGGGAAGGTCGGGATCGGCAGCGGCCGGGCGTCCTCGCGTTCGAGCTCCTCGCGGAGTGATCTCATCGCAGCGCGCGGCCCGACGGGCTGAAATTGCGCCGGGAGCGGCTCACGGCGGCGGCGATAGTGTCGGCATGGCCCATCAGCCATTGCGCGCCCGAGCGGCTATCAATGGCCGAGACGTTTATCGAGGTGTTGTGCACCTCGCCGCCGCCGAAACCGCCGCCCGCGACGGCGGCCTGCAGCGCGCCCGAGATCTGCCGCGGCAACACCATTTCGCCGGGCGTCAGGGCCGACAGCACGCGGTCGCTGCCGAACGATCCCGGTAATGACCAGCCGCCCGCGGCGGCCGGGACGATCATGCCGCCGGCGGCTCGCACGATCCCGCCAAAGCGCAGAGCGGCAACCGCGACCGCGGCGGCCGGGAGGGCCGAGGCGGCGCTGCCGGCTGCGCTGGCGCCGCTGGCGGCTGCTGAAGCGGCGAGCGCCGCGGTGTTGGCGCCGAGCGCCGCGGTGTTCGCCGTCACGGCCGCGGTATTAGCAACCTGGCCGCCCGTCCCGAGGATATCGCCGAGGCCAAACTGCTTTAGCAATTGCGTGCCGAGAAACTCGCCGAGCCCCTGCCCGGCCGTCGCGCCGAGGCTCTTTGCGGCCAGTTTTGAGAGCAGCGATCCGGCGGCCGAGACAAGCGACGAGATCATGGAATCCCTGATCTCCGTCATTGCCTGCGCCCAGGTTTTCTTGCGGGTCAGGATTCCGGTGATTGCGCTCTCAATGCTCGATCCGATGCTGTTGAGCGCGTTTTTGAGCGGCTCAACCCATTTCTCGGTGATCGCCTTTTGCGCCTCTGCCTCTTTGGTTTGAAACTGCGCCGCCTTCGTGGCGCGCTCGATATCAATCGCCTTGACCGCCTCGGCATACTTCGTGATCTGGCGCTCGCTCATGCCGAGCGAGGTTGCGAGCTCGAGCAAGCCCTGCGCCGCCTGCTTCTGCTTGGCGAGCATCGCGTCGGTTGCCGCGGCCTCATTGGCAACCATTTTGTCTTTGCTAATCTTGCCCTGCGCGACGAGAAGCTCTTGCTGCGCGACGTACTGCGCGAGCTCCTGCTGCCCGAGCGCCCGCGCCCGGCTTACCTCGTCCTCCTTGATTGCCAATTGCTCGGCGCGGCCCTGGCGCTGCGCGCCCGCGAGCTCGGTTTCCGCTTGCTGCAGCGCGCTCTTGTCGACGCCGACCGGCTGCTGCCCCTCGGCCGAGCGGCCGGTCACGGCGCCGCCCCCGGTGCGGCGTATCTCGACGATCTGCTGCGCCAGGCCGACGCGGCGCTGCGGATCGGTTTCGGCCGCCATCTGTTGCCGTATCCGGCCGATGGCGAGATCTGTTTCCTGCTGATAGAGCGCCCGGCGCTGCGCCGCGAGCTCGTTCCTGGCCGCCTCGATCTCGGTTATCGGCGCGCCGCGCGCTTCGAGTTTCGACACGGCCTCTTTTTGAAGCTGGATCTTGCGCAGGCTGTCGACCGTTGCCGCCTCTTGCGCCTTGATACTCGTGATCGCGCGGCTCGTGTCCTGATCGTAGAGCGCGGCCTTTTTCTGGTTGAGCTCGACTTGGGCGCTTTGTACGCGCTGATCGGCGGCGATCTCTGCCTCGGTAGCGTCGGCGTTCTCCTTAACGACGAGAGCCCGCATCAGGTCATAATGCTTTTGTGCCGCGTCGGCCTGGCTCTGCAGGCTGTTGCGATTGGCAATCGCGCGCAGCCGCTCTTGTTGCTCGATCTCGCGCGCCTCGGCCTCGCGCGCCGCCTTCTCGCCGAATTGCGTCGCGCCGCCCGAGCCGCGGGCGCCGGCCTGCTCGATATGCCAGGGCTCGTTACCGAGCGGATAGGTCAGACCAAAGCGGCCGGCATTCGCGTGCATCCACTCGCGCGCGCCGGTTCCGTACTGCAGATCGGCGGCAAGCCCCTTCTCGTGCATGGAGGAGCCGGGAGGAGCAACCCATTTGCGGGCGATCTCGGGCGAGCCGTATTTAGCAAGAGCTTCCTCCCATAGCTCTTGCTGCCGCTTGTGCGTGCGCTCCCCCGACGTTACCGAAACGTCAAAGCCGGCCTCTTTCGCCGCGGCAATGGCGCGGTCGAGATTTTCCTTAAATGACGCGCCGCTCGCGCCGGCTGCGCCCTCGCCCGGCATTCCGGTGCCGCCGCTCGGGCGCGTCGTCGGGCGCGGCGGCTCGGGCAGATCCCGCCGAAACGCCTCCATGGCGGCGCCGCCGGCCTCGCCGAGCGCCGCCGCCATGCCGCTGATGGCATCATGGTAGGCGTCGACCTTGGCCTTCGCCTCGGCCCATGCGCCGCCATGCGATTTGATATGCTGCTCAAGATCAGACAGCACTTTATTAAAGGCGCCTAACTCATTGCCGCTCTTAAGCATTTGCTCGGCGGCCGTCGTCGCGATGTTGTAGCTATTCGCCAGCTTTATTGCGCCGGCCGCGCCCTCATTGAGCGCGGTCGCCATTCGCTTCGCGATATCAACGTCTTTTATATCCTCGCCCGCGGCGCGGCGGGCGCGGCCCTCGGCAGCGGCGAGCGCGGCAACGGCGTTGATCTGCTCGGCGGTGAGCGTGCGGGCTTTCGCCATTTCGCCGAGGAGCTCGGCGGCGGCCGAGCGGGACAAATTGAAGCGCCCGGCGAGCTCCTGCGCGCTCTTGGCCGCCTCGTCTATCGAGGTCGAGCCGGCGCGCCCGGTGAGCATTAGCTGCGCCTGCATGGCGCCGAGCGCCTGCTGCGTTTGGTATGCCTGATAGCCGATATAGCCGATGGCGGCGGCCGCGGCGGCCGCGGCGGTTGCCATCAGCCCGAGCGGCGAGACGAGCGCGTTAAACCCGATCAGGCCGCCTTGCACGAGCGCGCCGATAACCTGCGCGCCCTCCATCATCGCAACGTGCACAACGTCCATTCCCGACGCGAGCGCCTGGAATGAATTGACGCCCGCGGCCTGCATTTCGAGCAGGCCGCCGCGGTTGAGCTTGGCCGCGGCGCCGATCTTGTTTAGCCCGGCCGCGGCGCCGTCCGCGCTCGCGGCGGTGCTGGCGAGCGCCGTCATGCTCTGCTGCAGGCCGACAACCTGCGCCTTGAGCTCGGCGATTGCCGCGGCGCCCTGCGCCGCCTTGCCGAATGCGAGCTCGTCGCCGGTTCGCGCCGCAACCCGCGCCGCGGTTCCCGTCTCGCGGGAGAGATCGCGGATCGAGGCTTTGAGAACCTCGATCTGGCCGAGCGCCTGTTTGGCGTCGGCGCCGATCTGGATATTTACGTTGCTGCTACCGGGCATTGTCGCCCCTGGCGGTGCGGCGCGCGTCGATTTCGACCGGCCGCAGCCGGTTGCGCTCGCGCATCGCCTCTAGATCCACAATGGGCGTCGGGACGCCCGCGGCGCGGCCGATAGCCTCGGCGAAATCGACCGGGATCTCGGGCATCGGCGGCGGCTCGCCGGCCTGGCGCGCCGGCCCCTCCCAACCGAGCATTCGGGCGATGAGATCAACCAATTGATAGGTTGGCGGCGACTGCTCCCAATAGCCGAAAATCTCGTCGGCCTCGGAAAGATACATTTGATCGATGGCGCGGTACGTGTAGCCGCAGCCGGTCGCGAGCGCCGCATAGAGGTGCGCTATTTGGCGGCGAGCAACTGCGGCACCGCTTCCCCCGGTACGGCATCCTCAATCGGAACCGGCCGCATCCCGCAATTATCGATCACAAGCTGCACCGCGGCGTTGAGCTCGGCAACGCTGCATTTGATCGCGAGGAGCTCGTCGACCGTGAGGCCGGGATGCCCCGGCTGCAGCCCGGCGCAGACGAAGATCGCCGACGCCTCGATCATCGCGCCGCCGGTTCGGTCGGGCGCGCCGCTCGTGAGCGCGTCGAGCGCGTCGACGATATGGCGCAGATCGCCGAGCGTCGGCCGTTCGAGGATAAATTTCTTGTCGCCGAGCCGCAGCGTCGGGGCTTTTGTTGCTGCCGGCATCATTCGGTCGTCGACAGATAGCCCAAAACGTCATCTTGGTCCGCATAACCTTGAAACTCGAACTCGGGCAGCGCGAATTCGCCAATGCGGGTCGGGAATGTCAGTTTGCCGCTGGTGCAGGCATTGAGCACGAGCGAGAACGGCGCCGCCTCGAATTGCGTGCGGCCGGGATTCATCAGCACCAATTTGAAGCTCGGCGTAACGCCCATAAATTGGTTGTTGATCTGGATCTTTTTGCCCGTCGTCGCACTGTAGAGATACGATATTTTGACTTCCGCCCCGGTCTGCGCCGCGTTGAAGGTATAAACGCCCGTCGCATCGTCGACGCTGTACTGCAGCGGCCCCGGCGTCGTCGCAACCTTTGTCAGCCGCTCGCCGGTCGGCA